TAACTCAGATAACATAGACGATAAAGTGAGCGCGTATATAAATGGCGCCAACATCGGTAACTCAGCCTTCTTGATTCCAAACCCCGTGCGAGTTATTTTCTCTTCAATGTTCATGGTGGACGGATTTATAACTGGCACCGCCGTCGACTTTCTCAAGTTCAGTACCACGATGGTTCCCTTGCAGATACGTGTTGGTCTTACTATGAACGCCATCTACATCGGGTTCGCCCGTGAGAGGACGTTCTTAACTGACCAACTAGACGAACAAGCGCGTCAACTTAAAGAGAAGGCGCAACAAGAGTACGAGGCTGGTCAAGAACTACAGAAAACTGCTGATGTACTCTTAAATAGCATGGGATACGCGGTTGTAGGCCGAAGTGGAAACTCCGACGATGAGGTTGGTAATATACAGAAGGACATCTCGGGCACCTCTACTGACGTAGACTACTACGAAGAGATTTACAAAATGGGATTTGAGAACGGTGCAGGATACCGTGATCGTTGGGCACGTTCTCTTAACATAGGTTTTATTACTAAAGATATTAAAGACCTGCCAACCCCCCAAAAGTTTACGGAAGATCACACTGTTTCTTTTAAGTGGTGGTTCTCGGTCTGGGCGTCACCAGACCAAGTAACCGCTGCCAAGGTAAGGGACGCTAGGGGTGCAGGTTACGCGGGAACTCTAGTTGGTAACTACGCTGGTAATGGGAACTCTTCTAAAGGTTGGAAGAGTTGGGATACGCTCTACCTGAGTCACGACTGGGACAGCCTCCAACCTGATGTCCTAAAGAAGAGTCCAAGGCTGAGTAACGGGGGGACTGCTAGGTTCAAACACAGTAAAGACAGTTCCTATAGTGTGTATCTTAATGCTGAATCCAAATACTACACGACTAAATTTGCAGTAGAAATCACTGTAACTGCTAACTCTAATGGTAATACGATTACAAAGTCAGGTACTGGGGAAATGTGGAAAGTCCTACAGGGTACTTCTTACGCGTATTCAAAACTAAAAATCAACTGGGGTGCTCCGGGTAACCGCCTCCCCAACACTCGTAGTTAGGGAGACGCCGCTTGGCTACTTACACCTCATCATCAAGGTACGAACTAACTAATGGTGGACAACTTGCTGCCCCTAAGACACAGGACTCAGTCAACTACTACCAATACATTTCTCGTGAGGGCGACACCTTTGAGCGGTTAGCGGCGCGCCTCTACAACAATGGAACCCGCTACTGGGAAATCGCCCAGATAAATCCTCAGGTGTACTTTCCGGGGTACATCCCTGTGGGGACAGTGCTGCGAATACCACGATGATTGCGAAGTCAAACAACCCCCTTTCCCCAGACGTAGTAGTAACACTAAACAATGTAGAGGTTGACTACTCCTCAGTTATTGGATTCACAATGTCTATAGACGAGAACATGCATGACATGTGTTCTATAACTATGAGTGGTATACATCCAAAGGCCGTTACCGACTACATCGACGCCCCGGTACGAGTATTTATATCGTCAGGTACGGGCAGGTCTCAGGAATTCTGTGGTTATGTATCATACGTGGAAATTGTTTCAAAGACCCGCGACGGTCTTGTTAATAACAGCCCGTTTCAGACCGCAAATGTCGTGTGTCTCGGAGCGTCCATGCTGATGAAAGGCGACAAGAGCCGTGTATGGGAGGACACCTCGCTCAGCCTGATAGCGCAACGGTTGGCGTTGGACTACGGGTTCAGCCTTGACGTACAGGTTTCATCCTACACCTATCCAAGAATTGTACAGAAGGCAGAATCTGACTGGGAGTTTCTTGTACGAGTGGCCCGCCTCTACGGCGCTCGCGTAACTGTACATGGTACTCACATGCGCATCTGGGACAAGTTCAAGGCTTTAGGGCGACGGCCCTCATTTGAGAGGCTTACAACCATACGTAACCAAATGGATGCTGTGCCGGGGTCGATCCTGAGTTTCGATGGGTCGTTTGGCTTTGTGTCTCCAGATGGGTACAGCACCAACTTCCAAGTCGCTGCTCTGGATAAAAGTGGGGCGATAACTTCAATCTCGTCGGACGCTGCGGGGCTGTCGTCATGGACTGGTAAGCCCCACCTCTCCAAGTTCACGAACTTCGTTCCCGGCACGTCGCAGAACGTGCAGGAGGCGATTAAAGCAGTTGAGGCAGAGGACAAGGAGACCTTTGCGTTCAACGCCATCGTAGAAGTGACCGCTGGGGCGGGCATCGTGCCCGGAGGGGTTGTTGCTGTCGATGAGTACAACTCCAACTTTGACGGCTTGTGGTACGTCAACTCTGTTGTTCACAAGATGGGGTCAAGCCTGTACACAACAGAACTAACCATTGGGCGTGATTTCAACACTACGAATTCGTATAAGATTCCCCCAGTGGAACTGCACAAGGAACCCCCCTCTCCTGTGTTCAAGACAGGCGAGTGGAAGGCATCGTCAAAGCGGGTAACCAAGTATGTATGAGGGCATGAAGACATACAGAGCGTTGGTCACCTACTCGTCCGCAGCCACCGGGGACGTGCTGGTAAAGATTCCGTCCATCCTCGGTTCGGAGTCCATTCTTCCTATTTCATTTATAGGAAGAAGCAAGGCGGGTTCCGTGTGGAAAGTTCCCGAGATAGGACAGCAGGTACTCGTTGCGGTGGAGGACGACAGGTTCTCAAACGTATACATCGTAACCCCGGGTTACATTGAGAACTACTCGTCAGAGTTCAGTCAAACCAACGAACCTACTGGATTCGCTAACAAGAACTTGAGTAAGATCTCCTTTGATAATGCCAGTAAGACGTTCACTATAGAACCACTCACTACCTCTTTTGATGTGTGGTGCAAGGGTGTCAAATACACAAAGCGCGTGGCAGAATCTATTGCCATAACCGACACCTCAGATGTGCACTACATCTACTATTTTGAAGGCGTACTATCCACCAAGACTACGTTCTTTGATTTGGAGAACGAAGCACCTGTCGCTTACATCTACTGGAACTACGTCGACCAAGTCGCGTACTTCTTTGCAGATGAACGCCATGGCATTGTCATGGACTGGGCCACTCACGAATACCTGCACCGAACCCGCGGTGCCGCCTTGGCAACCGGTTTGGGGCTGACCAACTACACCACCACCGGCACGGGGTCAGCAAGTACAGACGCTCAGATAGGTTTCACAAACGGCACCTTCTATGATGAAGACCTCCAGATTGATGTCACCCACGCGGCGGTACCAGAGTTCTACACGTGGCAACAGCGGCTCCAGACGACCGCTTATCTGCCTGTCTTTTATAGGAACGGAAGTGCTGCGCTATGGAAGAAGGACACCGCTACCGCCTACCCATTGAAGTTCGGCACCCGTGGGCAGTACAATCTCAACTCCGCTGGCACATGGTCAACGGTAGACGCCACGAGCAACAGGTTCATCATCTACTGGATAGTGGCCACCAATAACCTTAGTGACTCCGCTGGTAACAGCGGGCCTGTGTTGTCGATCATGGGTCAAGAGGAGTACAGCAACATTGGTCAAGCAGAGGCTGTCTCTTGGGGTGACATGGTCCTCACCGGCCTGCCCATCTTTGAGTTCAAGTTGCTCTACAAACTCATATTCCAAACCAACACGGGCTACGCCAACGCTGTCAAAACCAAGTTGGTGTCGGCAGTCGACCTCCGCGCCTCGGCTACTCTTGCGTCAGGAATCCCCGCATCGGCGGTCATTGACCACGGAACCCTCACTGGTCTGGCTGACGACGACCACACTCAGTACTCGTTGGTAACAGGTACGAGGGCCTTCACGGGCACGGTCTACGCCCCCTCCCTCTCTGTTACCTCCGCGAGTGTAAGCGGCAACGCCTCGGCATCAGTGTTCGTAGGCTCGGGTGCCTCCCTGACAGCGCTGTCAGCCACCAACGTAACCACCGGCACACTGGATGCTGCCCGCCTCCCTGCTGCCGCATCCACAGTTACCTCAGTTGGCACACTCACAGGGCTAACCGTCAGTGGCACAACTAACTTGCAGAGCACCGTCCAGAAGAACGGTGTGGGCGCAAAGTTAGTGGTATTCGCTGGGCAAGCGGTGGCCTCAGCGTCTACTGGGGTGTCCACCACCTCTGACACCGCTCTCACGGGAGCCTCGGTGTCTCTCAGTCTGGTGTCCGGTGACATCGTCATGGTTACAGGCACCTTCGATATCACGTGCTCAACCGCTGCTGCTGGTTCCCCATTGTTCGGTTCTCTCTACGTGGGAGGAAGCGCCCAGACCACAGTTGCGGTAGTACAACCCCCCACAGGTGTGACCAGCAGATTCCCTGTTACACAAACATGGGTGTACACCGCCGCATCGACAGGCTCAGTAACCTTCGACCTCCGGGCAAAAGTCAATGCTACTGGGTCGACATTCACGGTGTGGAACCAAGGGTCATCGTTAACATATTTAGTCTTAAGATGACCTACTGGTACAATAGTTGAGGCAAGGAGGAGTACATTGCAGTCAATAAAGATTCCCTTCAAGTTTGAAGGTGGGCGACTAATGACCACCACCTCTTTCGACACCATCGCTAAACAGAAGATCATCGACGTGCTACGAACAATCCCCTTCTCAAGGGTTATGCGCCACAACTACGGAGCAAACATAGAGAGTCTTTTATTTGAACCAATTGATGAACTAGTGTTTGCTGATTTCAAGGTGGAGGCTCTATATACTCTTAATGAGAGTATTTCACGTGTACAAATACTTGACATGTACATGGTTAACTCGTCAGTAACTGACTACTTCACAGATGTAAACACCACGATGACGGTAGCCGTAGTTTATAGGTTGCCTCTAGCAGCCCCACAGATAGTCAAGTTGAACCTTGCTATCCCCGGTGCTATTAACGAAGACTCCCCGATCTGAGGACTACCATGGCCGAAAACCCCTCCTACGATTTCGCCAGTCGCGATTACGCCAACATCCGCCAAGACCTCATGGCACGCGCTTCCCGCGCTGTACCTGAGTGGACTGACCGTGACCCTTCTGACTTTGCCACGGCCATGGTGGAACTGTGGGCCTACATGGGCGACATATTCCACTTCTACATTGACCAAGCGGCGCAAGAAGCATTCGTAAACACGGCAACCAAACGCGACAGCGTTATGGCCTTGGCAAACCTGTTCGATTACACCCCTCGGTTCCGCTACCCTGCTGTCGGAACGGTTGACATCCTCAATAACACCGACACTGAGATAGCCCTCCCTCAGTACACCAAGTTCTCCGGGTCATACAACGACACGTTCTACACCTTCTACTCAACGTCCGCTGCTTCAATCCCAGCCTACACAACCATCTCTGTGGAACTGCTGGAAGGCAGAGTTATTGAAAACGAGTTGCTGACTTCGTCATCAAACGGCTCCATTGGCCAAAGGTACACACTGTCAGACACGGACGCCATCCCCGCAAGCGTCCGTGTGTTCGTGTCAGACCAAGGCACCTCAGCGTCCTCTGCGACAGAATGGGAGCAGGTAGAACACGTCAACACGGTAACGATTAACCGTGCTGCCTTCTCTGTGTACCCTAGTTCTACTGGTGAGGTTGAGGTCGCGTTCGGTAACCGACTGAGCGGCCGCATCCCCCCGTCAGGCTCCACCATCACCTCTACGTATTCCGTTTGCTCGGGAGCAGCCGGTAACGTCCCTGAGGAAACCGTGACCTCCTTCTACTCAAACGCTCCTCTTGGGTTGGCTGTCGGATACTCCTCATCGTTCACAGGAGGCTCTGACGCTGAGTCAGTGGACTCCATCAAGAAATCACTCAAGTCAACCATCCGAACTCAGGAAAGAGTTGTCACTCTTCAGGATTTCAAGGATTACGCCTTGCTGGTAACGGGTGTGTACAAGGCGGTCGCTTCATACACGAGCGGCTCAGTGACGATCTACCCGTTTCCTTACATCGACACTTACACTTCTTATGCCTCAGCGTCTGCCTCCGTTTCGACTGCCGTGCAGGCTGAGATACTGTCAACTATCCAACCCAAGGCCCTCCTTGGTGTAACCGTTACAGTCGCCCCCTCCGTGACCATCCGCCGGGCGGTGCTGAGTATCAACCTGTATGTCAATGAGAAGTATCGAAACTCCTTGGTGCAGAAGGCTGTCGAGAACGCTCTGGATGGTTTGTTTGAACTGTCTAATCTTGACTTTGGCAAGGACATAAAGGCAGCGGAGATTTATAGAACCTGCATGTTGGTGGAGGGTGTTGACTATATCGTCTTGAACTCTTTGAACATCTATTCGGGAACTTCAGGAACCACTGCTGCTTCGGTAGGCCCCACGAACTTCCTGCGTAAGGGTTCGTACACCATAGCGGCCTCCGGTGGAATGGTCTAACAGGCTCCATGGCTCGGGTATCTTTCACCTTACGTAAGGATGGGTTAACTCTCCCCGGTTCGTACCTCCAGTACAACTCGTCACTGGGGGCGCGCACCGACGACGACAACGCTCTGAGATCAGACGGGTTCCAAATCCCGCCCCTTCTTACTAACGTCGTCGTTGGTGGTAACCAATACGCAGCAGCGGCTTACTTCTCGGTAGACGCTGTTGACTATGGGGTCACCTACATAACGTGGGGCGTGCCCCTTACTGCCGCCTCCGCTGTCGGGGGCACCCCAGTAGCAACCGAAGTCGTGATCGTGTACTCACCAGACGGTGAACCAGACACCATCGACGGGGGCGCATCTCTCGTGGAGACCACTACATCTTCCGAGTACTACCACAACCCTCCCAGCGGTAAGTGGGCGTACTACACGCTGTTCTTGAAGTACCAAGGCTCCTCGGGTGATCTTTACTACGAACCAGCGGCCAAGTTGTCAGTCCTCGTTCCCACAAACTATGGCTCAACTGACGTTCTCTACAACCACATCCCTCAGATGTACCGAGAGTACGACGTGGCCACCGACACAGGCACGGGTGGTCACCTCTATCGTTACCTGTCCATCTTTGGTTGGGACGCAGACAGGCTTCGGACCCTCATCGAATACTTCATAGGTTGCCGTGATCCTCGGGTAGCAAGGACAGAAGAACTAGATCACATCGCAGACGAAATTGGTGTGCCTCTGTCCAGTGTGGAACTGGGTACGTCTCGCCTACGCGCCTTCATGGACGAGATCGGTATTATTCGCAGGGCATCAGGTATAGAAACAAACCTCGCCAACGCTCTGACAGCCCTCACTGGTTCTGAAGTTATTGTGGATGCGGCTACCCGCAACATCTACATAAAACCAAACCGGGTAAATCTATTCCGCGATCCGCTACTCACTAACCCAGCACAATCATCTCTTGACGGCGGATTCCCTACCACGACGGTCTTCTCAACAACGGTTGACGGCGGTCTCTACAACACACGGTCTGTGCCCGCATCGGTGAACCCAGCGACTGACGGCGGGTCACCATCCTCGGTGTACGCATTCACCACCGGATACTGGTGGTTCTACCCAGACCCCACTCAGGCAAACACTACGATCTTTGAGACCACCGGCACTTACCTAGCGATAGGTGCGGGTCGTATCTTCTACTTCTCAGTAGATGTTACAGGTCAAGATGTAATAAAGAAACTTAAACTGTATTACAAGGCAGGTGGTGTTGAGGTAGAGGCAGCGTCCGCTACCACTGCGACTGTAGTGGGAGGGCGCAAGTACTGGAAACTTGTTATCCCTGACACCTACACAGGCGACCCAAATGTCTACCTACGCGCTGAGTACACGACGACCCCCGCAGAACCAACCGCACTATTCAAAAACATCCTTCTGGAAGAGAACAACATCGGCCCCTTCTTCTACGGCGGAACTACCCGTGGTGGA